CACTTCGCCATCACTCTTCTTTGAGAAAATCTTTTTGTCTGCCATGTTGATGGCAAGTTCGCCAACTGCCAGGTCCTCAGCGGTAGGCTCCGACCCTGTAGTTTCGCTTCTCTTTACCTGAACTATTGTTGACATTTACTGGTCCTATTCTTCTTTCGTAAAAGAGCCTTCTTCCCAGTCTGCCTTTGCTTTCTTACCAGACTTTTCATTTGCCGCTTCTAATTCGGCAATCTTAGTCTGTAGTTCCGTCACAGTTTCATTGGCAATTGCTAACTGGGTCTTGATCATAATATTATCAAGTGTCATAGCCTTAAGTTGGTCTGCCAAATTATTAATATACGAATTGATAAACTTAGTCTGATCCATAATCTAACTCCAAAGGGGCGGGGGAGAGAACTATCTCTCCCCCTATATTATATATTAGTAAGTACCGCCGTCGATGTTACCGAAAGAAGGTGCATTACCCGAGCCATTCGAAAGCAGAACTTGACCGGCTGTGCCAACCGAAGTTGCTTGAATTGCGCCGCTGCCGTTACCGAACAGAACGCCATTTGCTGTGAACGAAGAAGCGCCAGTACCACCGTCAGCAACAGCGATTGCTGCCGAAAGACCTGAAACTGTACCACCTGTTAGCGAACCTTCGAGGTTAGCAACAAGCGAAGCAACAGTATAGCCTGTGCCGCTTACGTTAACAGTTGTGGTTGGGGCGGTTTCTAGGTCCTTGAACAGACGGAACTTGCCGTCCGATGCGTCACGGAACATACCGGCATACTTATCTGCGCCGTTGTGATATGTACCGAAGAAACCAAGGTCAACCGCGTCTGTTGCTGTGTTGTCGTTACCAACAGCGATAAGTGGGTCAGTGACCGAGATCGATGTTGAGTTAACAGTTGTGGTTGTACCAGCAACAGTTAGGTTACCAGCGATTGTAACGTTGGTAGCAGTGATATCGTCTGAATAAAGAGTACCATCTACTTGAACGTCATTGAATTGAACGTTGGCAGTTGTCGAAACGTCCTGGCCGATGCTGATTTGACCCGACGAAACGCTAACACCTGTGCCACCCGAAACATAGTTATCGATTTCTGCATCAACGCGAGCGTTGGTGAAATAAAGGTTATTTACACCTTCAGAAATATCATCTGTGTCTAGGTTAACATCACCCGTTTGCGAGTTTACGCTTGTAACACCACCAGTTACGTTTAGAACACCAGTTGACGAATCATATGTTGCAGCACCTGTTACACTGATCGCGCCGCGCGCACGGGCAGTTGTGAAGTATTGATTTGATGTGCCTTCAGCAAGATCATCTGTGTTGTGGTTCGAAAGCGAAGAAACAGTACCTGTTACGTTACCAGTTAGATCGGCAGTTACTGTATTAAAAGTAACATTCGAGTTTGTGTTGACTGCCTGACCGATGCTGATTTGACCACCAGAAACGCTAACGCCTGTGCCACCGGTTACATAGTTATCGATTTCTGCATCAACGCGAGCGTTGGTGTAGTATAGATTTGAACCTTCTGCAAGATCGCCAGTGTCGAATGCACCCATGTTGACGTTAAGAGTTACGTCACCAGAAGTACCACCGCCTGTAAGACCTGTGCCAGCAGTAACCGAAGTGATGTCAGCGGCATTCGAATAACTGATTACGCCGGTTGATGCATCATAAGATAGGTCACCAGAAACGCTGATTGCGTTGCGGGCACGGGCAGTTGTGAAGTAAAGGTTTGAGCCTTCTGCAAGATCGCCTGTGTCCGATGCTGCAAGATTTGACGCGAAGTTTGCGTTACCGCGTGCTTCTGTCCAGTAAAGATTTGAACCTTCAGCAAGAGCACCTGTGTCGTGGTTAGCAATGCTCGAAACAGTACCAGTTACGTCACCGGTAAGATCAGCAGAAATCATGCCAGCCGAGAAGTTACCTGATGCATCACGCTTTACGATTGTTGAAGCAGTGTTTGCATTTGTAGCGGCATCAACGGCAGCGGTAAACTTCTTACCACCAATAGCGTCGATAACTGCGCCACCTGAAGAGTTTACAGATTCGATATACAGAACACCAGCATCACCGTTGTTTGCTGCGTCCTGTGCATACGCCATTTCGCCAACTAGTAGATCACTAGTCGATGGAGCAGCCGAACCCGAACTTCTTTTAATTTGAATAATTGTTGACATTTACACTTTTCCTTCCTTAGAGGGGTTAGTTATTATTAGTATGTACCACCATCAATGGCATCTAAACTCACATTAGTTGCAGGATTCACTGCTTCCCATTTTTTAGTCTCTGAATTATAGATTAATGTATAACCATCTTGTAAGTCTTTAGCATCAACGTCTGCCAGAGTTTGAACAGCCGCCGCTTGCCTCTTACTAACGATATTTGTATTTATAGTTTTCGTGTTCGGTACCGTGACTTTTATTGCCATTATTTTGTTACCTCTGGATTGACAACTACAATACCTTCTAGAACTCTCACAGTCTCTTCTGGCCCTGTAATTTCGATATCATAAACATATCTACCAGCCTTCACCGCAGATGTTTCTTCTGCGGTCAAAGAGATTGTAACCTCACCATCAAAGGGAGAAGAGATTTCTGCCGTGAAGTCTATCGCAGTATTAGTATAATAAGACTTACGCATTTGCGCGGCGGCTGTATAATCTGATAAATCTTTTGGATCACCAAATTGATCATTGACACCAATAGTGAGACTAAAGGTGCTGCCTTGATCAATATAAATATTTTGAACCTGTGCCATGAAAGCCCTTATAAATCTATTCGAAACTTATTTATAATTCTAGGTGATCTATGAAAACGATATTGATGCTGAAATACGGCACAAAATACTCAAAAAAAGATGTTGATCGAATTATAGAAGCCACTGGCGGCAAGTATAATTACGCTTGTATTACAGACGATACAGACTTGGATCCAAGAGTAAAAGTAATTCCTTTACCGGAGCATGTAGATGGAACATTCATTAAAATATGGATGTATGGTCTGGAAGGTCTGGGGGATGTTCTTTACTTTGATCTTGATATTAGAATACAAAAAGATATCGATCATTTATGGAATTATATTGACGAACGCCCCACAATATGCTATACATATTGGAAAGACATAGGGTGGGTAGATAAAATCGCTAAGTCATATAGTGAACAATATCTAAGCAACTTCAATTCTAGTGCTGTTCTTTGGCGCTCTGGTAGTGCTAAAGCGAAAGCGATATGGGAGCATTTTGAAAAAGATGCCGACTACTATATGATCAAGTATTGGGGTGACGATAGATTTTTGTGGCACGAAGGCTTCGAATTCAAGTGGTTTCCCAAAGGTGAATTCTATTCGTTTCTATATGGAGCAGATTACTACGACCCAGAGAAACGAGTTGTGGATCGATATCGACCAGAATATACTGTGTGTTTGCTTAATGGCTTAGATTATTTTCCAGGATACGACAAGAAATATGATGAACTTTCTAACAATAAAATGGGGTGACAAATATTCTGCAAAGTATGTGAATAATCTTTACAATATGGTAAAGAGGAATTACACAAAAGATTTCAGATTTATTTGTTATATCGATGATCATACAGGAATCAATAAAGAGATTGAAGTCGTTTCTATTCCTGACGATGATCTATTACATCCAAAATACTATTGGGGTAAAGAAGACTTTTGCTTTGACCGTGCTAAGTTCTTAGTATTCAATTCAGAAGAATGGCTAGAGTGTGAGCCAGAAGATAAGTTTTGTTATTTTGATCTTGATGTGGTAATTCAAGATAATATAGATGAGATTGATATCTTGGCAGAAAAGCCAAGAATTTTAAATTGTCTTTGGCAGCCAAACGGTCAACTAGACGAACGTTTCTTTATTGAAACTCGTGGCACATATTATAATTCCAGTATGTTGCTTTGGTCGTATGGTCAATGTCAACATATATACTATGATGTTTGGGAAAATAGCGAAATTATTTTCAAGACATTCTTTAAAGGTACCGATAACTATCACTATTGGCGTCAAAGAGATTTTTGGAAGAATATACCAAATGATTGGGCATACTCTTGGAACAGAGGTCGCCGTCATCCAGATGATGTAGAGCGTTTCAAATTTAGAGAGAATGCCAAAATTTGTTTGTTCAATACAGACAATGTTCCTCATCCATCTGCAAAAGATCACGTGGAACTTGTGGATTGTAAGGATAAAAATATTATTAGGTTGTGGAAATGAGAGTAAATTATATTTGCTGTAAATGGGGAACAAAATATAACCCGGAGTTTGTCAATCGCCTGTATCGCATGGCAAAGAAACATACTCCAGAAAACTTTGACTTCCATTTTTATTGCTATACAGACAACAGTGAAGGATTTGAAAGTGAAATTAAAGTCATCGAATTCCCTGACATCGCAGACATTCACCCAAAATACTGGTTCGGCTCAGAAGATTTCAAATATGGCATGGCGCGTTGCTGGGACAGACCAAAGACGTTCATCTTCAATACCCATAACTTTGCAGAAGATAAACCTACTGGAAGATTTGTCTTCTTTGACCTTGATATCATCATTCAAAATGATTTGACTCCTATCATCACTTATGACCTAGAGAATCCTACCAAGTTGCGCTCATGGTGGCAAGACCCTCGCCCAATGAAGTCACGCAACTTTAAGTTGGCACATGGTGCATATACCAATGGTAGTTGTATGGTGTGGTCAGATGATCAGACAGAATGCATTTGGAAGGATGTGCTAGAAAATCAAGAACGTATCTGGTTCACTTTCACCGATGGTACCGACAATTATCATAGTTGGCGTTGGGGAGAATTTGGTACTACTCCTCTATGGAAGCACTTCCCGAATACGTTTGCTTACTCATATAACAGAGGACGAGACTGGGATTCTGGTGATTTGAAGGTCGGAATATATAGAAAAGACTGTATTCTGTGTGTCTTCAATGTAGACTTACTTCCGTTTGAAGATAACCGTAGAGGCAAAGTAAAGCAGGAATCGCTTGTTGATCCTGATCTATTAGAGCATTGGAATGTTTGATGATTAATATCTACACCGTGAAGTGGGGATTTAAATATGGCCCAGAATATGTCAATAAAGTATTCGATATGTGTAAAGAACATATTACATCCGAGTTTGAATTTCATTGCTTGACAGAACATTCGGAAGGATTAAATCCAGAGATTACAGTTATTCCTCTACCAGAGAACAACTACTATGAAAAGTGGTGGAACAAACTATATCTGTTTGACAAGAATGTGATGCGAAAGCAGGGCGAGAAACTTTTTCTAGATTTAGATATTCAAATTCAGAATAATATCGACTGCATCGTAGAACATGACCCGGAAGATGGACTTACTTTTGTTCGCACTCACTGGCACAATCTAAAGAAGATGAAGATAGATTGTAAGGACATTCCTCATAAGTATACGGACCTAAATTCAAGTGTGTTAAGATGGAATGATAAATTAGATGTTGACAAAATTACCAAGTTCGTTAGAGATTATCCTGACCAGATGTTTTTTTATTATCGCGGTCTTGATAATATGTTCGGTCATCAAAGAGATCGTCTTTTAAAAATAAACTATTTTCCAGACGGCTGGGTGTATAGTTACAACTATGGATATATGTGGCCCACGGATGTGAGAGAGCAAGTTCTCCGCGAAGAGCCTCTAATTTGTTTATATGATTCAATGGAAAGACCACAAGATGTTAAATTATAATTTTCTGAATAACTACCGTAATTGGGGTGAGGGTCTAGACAAGATTAATCACGAAATGCCATGGAAGCATGAAGACTTTCGCAAGTCTCTAAATCCAAATACAATGGATGCTGCTATTTGGCTGGTAGAAGAATTGAAAAAATATGTTGACTTCACTAAAAAATTGGATATAACTATTCTGAATTCCTGGCTAGGATTTCCTTTGGTACCTCTCTTATGTGAAAATCTAAGTGTCGGTAAATTAAATCTTATTGATATCGATAAAGATGCTTTAGAACTATCCAAAGTATTCAATCGCTACTATTCAGAAAGAGGTATTGAATTAAATCATCTTAATTGGGATGTTCCATTCGCATATCATGATATTAATTCTCTAAATACAGATGTTGTAATATCAATGGTATGTGAAACAATGTATCCTCTAAAGAATATGACAACAGCAAATAAAAACTGTATCTTTGCCTGTCAGTCTTCGAACGTATTCCGCGAAATGTATGGTATCAATTGTGTACCTTCAATTGAAGACCACATCGAAAATGTTGGAATAAATAACGTTATGTATCAGGGCCAGATTGAACAGTCATATTGGTCTTGGGATGGTAAGGTTAATTTTGACCGCTTTATGGTGATAGGAAATAAATGATATGGGAAGAGCAAGAGTTGTAGTCCCTCCGCCAGAAGATCATGGCATAGTTCCACTAGATCATACTGGACATCTAGATGTCCCTCCCGCAGAAGAACCTGTGGTAGAAGAGGTGTCAGAAACTAGTATACAAATTTCAGACACAGTAGAAGAAGTATCTACGTGGATATCAGGTGATATGCGAGAAGCGGAAGATATTCCAGCCGAAGAATATATTGATGAGGAAGAACTAGAACGGGAGCGTATTGCCCAAGAGAAGCATGAAGAACTTCTACGCCAGCGGGCAGAAGCCGAGCGCAAGGCTAAAGAAGACGCAGAAGCACTTGCCAAAGCAAAAGAACTTCTAGATAATCCGCCTGTTGTTGTAGAGACCGTTGTAGAAACTGTTCATGTTACTGATCCTAAACTAGAAGAACAGATTAAGAAACTAAAGAAAGAAAAGAAAGACCTGTCCACTCAGCACGAAGAAGAAACTAAAAATCTTCAAGCGCAAATAGATGAGTTGAAAAAGACTGTACCTAGCAATCCAAATCTACTCGCACAAATAACACAATTGACTGCCGATAATGAGA